AATATCCCCTAGTCTATAATCTACAAATGGTTGCCATACAGCGATATCAACGTTGTCAAATAAGAAACCCGGACTTGTATAATCGCCGTACCAGTCAGTGGTACGGAATCCTAGACTCTTGATTCGTTGCTGTCTATATCCGGTTGGTTTATCATAGATGATGTCACTGAACACCGTTTTATCACTGAACACTGTTACGTGTTCTTTTAGAACATAATATAATCTAATATAATATATGCCCTCTGTAGTATTGGTAGTTTCAACAGTTATTTCTTGGAACTGTCGATCCACGTTGATATATTGTGGCTGTAAAGGTTTACCATCACTCTTTAATACCTGATAATCATAAAAGCCATCTAACAGGTTGTCTGCTACTCCAACAGGAGTCTTTATATAGACTTTCTGAGAGGCTGGACTTAATGTGATAATCGATCCTATAGCCCAGTTATGTCTGGTCCAGAACATGAACTCTTTACAACTAGTGGTCCAGTCTTGGCTTACTTGATTATCAGGATCATAATTTTCAAATACAAATCCTCTAGATTTGAGATAGGCTTCGTATCCTAGTAGGAAGTTAACTATGTCTTGGATTTCATTTATCTCTGTTCCATAGCTCATTTTGCTAACTGCCGAGAAGTTGAAGTTTCTTCTCTTGAATGCTTCAACTGCTCCAACTAAAGGAAGTTTAGGAAGTTTCTTCCATATAGTCTTGTTGTTTAGATCATCCGCAGATGAATCTGTATGAGTGATCAAACTCCTATAATAAGTGTTGTTGTTTCTAACGATCACACCGTTAGCATAAGAAGTTCCTAGCGTCCAATCTGAAAATGTTTCGCTCACTCCGCCAACAGAGATTAATGGATCACCTTGACTAGCCAACGGTTCGTAATAAGGAAAGTATGGATGAAGATCATCATATCCTGTAACATACCAACCGTTTAATGTTTTTTCTATGATCACACCACTGTATGATATAGTGGAAATAGGAGCACTTACATTAAAAATAATGTCGTAGTTTTCTGCAGGAATATAAACTCCTGTAGAAGTAGATTTTGGATTCTTGCTGTCTAACAGATATTTCTGCTGAGCTTTATCAACAAAACCGCCTAGTCGAGTTGTAAGATTTACATCAATATTTTTTATTTTATTTTCGACTAGATCTAAAGAAACACCTCTAGATTTAGCATAGTCTATCAAGTAGACAACTAATCCTGCTCCTTGCTGTATACCTGTCTTAGGAACTTTTATATCATTTAAAGTTACAGGAAGATTTGTATTAACATTAACAGTCTGACCGAGATTGTTTAACTTAACCTGAGAGCGATCAAAGCTGTCTCCTATAAACTCGAAAGGTTTTAATAGGCATAGAGCAATAGTGATAGCAAACGGAAACTCTGAGCTTGACCTCCATGCATACTCAACTGGAGATATATCTCCTAACTTAAATGGTCCTCTATTATTGATAAGAACAAAGTCGTTGGCTAGCCCAGACTCAAGCGGGCTTAGAAGCTTACCTTCTACATCAACAGGAAGATGACTTAGTATTGTTGGTCGAGCATATCTTAGATATGTTCCAGCACGGTCTCCTTCTCGAATGATACCATCTCGTATGTCTTCCCACAAAATCAGATTGCCGCTGGTGTATGGAGCAGGTCCATAATATTTTTCCCACCAGATTGGTTTTTGGCTAAATCCTAAGATTTCCCAAGGACATCTGTGTGGGCGATCGGTGTCATAGAACCAGTTATACACTCCTCTCCACCATCCAGGTAAGTTTTGCTTACCTGTAGGATCAGTCATATTGGTATAACTGTAAGTAAATGTTTCATATTCTGTAAAATAGGTATTGTTGGTGTAATCAATATTTGTATTATTGATCCATTTTAAAAATTCCTGTTCTACAATATTATCTAAATCATCTTTATTAAAAATAGCATTACCATAATATCCGCCCAAGACAGCATCGATATCAAAAATAGTATGATCATACTCTTGTTTAATATTATTGTAAATCCTGTATTCTATCTCTAATAGAAGATCATCTCTGAAATCGCCGTAGGCGACAGTTATACTACCATCGTGCCCTTGTATAACTTCGGTAGGTGTTTTGTAAGTATCATCTAAAAACTTGCTCGGAGTATATTTCTTGTAAAGACCAAGACTTGTAGGAGTTGGTGGCACAAAGCAATGTGCTGTTGAAACATACTCTCTTATCTCTACTAGATCATTTTCATTCAGATCTAGAGATATATTAACAAAACCAAAAGTATCGTTGAATGTATAGTCTCGTCCGTGTAGCAACTGATTATCATTTAGATATACATAAACTGCTTTCCTAGACAGGGTAGTTAAACTAAATGGCGCAGACAATGCAAAAGTTTTTATTCCAGTATCTTCTACAGTATAAGAAATAGTAGAATATGCACCGGAACCGATCATATCAGAATCAGAGAACGGCGAATCACCGTTCTTAGTTCTTGATAGTTCGTTGATAATGTCATCGACAAAATCTGGAATACTTTCGTTGTATTCTATTTCCAACGCCTTGGTAATAAAGTTACTTTTCCATTCTGTGTATGATCTCTTAGCGTACTGCAGAGATTTAATGATGTTATTAGTCTTATCACAGAGCAATGCGATCGCAACTGGAGTCAAACCAGAATGTGTTAAAAATCTCTTGGCGTTATCTTGATATCCATCAAGATCTCTAAGATTAGATTTGCCTGGGATGTTTCCTTGAAACTCAGTATCAAACTCTACAGCAGAAACAATATGATCAATCGCTTGACCATACGTAAATGTAGTCAATGGAGAGTTTAACGGATTCCTTTCTAGCCCAACGGGTATTTCATAGTAACCTGTTACTGGTTCTAAATCTGTAACAATTTTTACAGATATAATATCATTAACAGAAAAAGAATCTTGGAAAGTAAAAGTATCTTTATTTCTTGTCCATGGATTATCTGTCAGCTTATCTCCATTGAGATAAAAGTTAATAACTGGTTCAGTCGTGACCTGCGCCCAATCTATAGTGGTCAACTTTATGGTGTTAGTGGCTTCTTGTATAGTAACACTATCAATTAACGGTTGGATATAGGTCAGGTCTGTAAGTGTCCAGCCGTTATCGTACCCTCCTGTTGAGTTATCTTTAAAATAACCTACAGCAACTTTTTTAGAAAGAGCTTGTCTATCGATTGTATAGTTTACTGTTTCAGAACCAAAGTCCCAGTTAAACTGAATATCTCCAACATTATCAATATTGAGATAACTTAAACTGAATCCTAGCTGACTATCTGTCAGACCGTTGCCTATCTTGTAGCTAACTAAAGGATTGCCGTTAAAAGAACTAATAGGATATGTTTCCGGATCCGAAAAACTAACATAGTTTTCATCATAGACATCAAACAATGGAGATTGATTTACAGTAGTCTTGGCCTGACTCTTGACCCAACTCTCTCCGGTAAAATGATACATCAATCCAGAGTTTGATTTGCCGCGGCGAACCAATACACCCTGGCCAACTACAGATTGAGAATCTGTAGCTTCTTTGAGTGTAATCTGCGTGTTGTTGCCAAACTTTATAAAATGAACAGTATAGATCTTGTTGTTAGCTAAAGAATCAGTATCTGCTACCACTAGTACTCTTGCACCTTCAAACAAAAACTCGCCGTCGACGTTATATCCGGAACTACCTTCTATTTTACTAAAGATATCATCTGTAAAGGTATCGATATAATCAACCTGAGTCTTTGCAATAGAACAGTGGTTGTACAACTGTATATTTGATCTAAACTCTATGATAGGTCGTTTTGCTCTGAGATTTTCATCAGCAGGAAAATCTTGTCCTCGCTGTGTATAAGCATATTCTAAAACAGATCGATGGAACCAACGATTATACCGTGACCACGGATTTGAATCTTGGCTGTTTTTTGATATTGTGATATAATCAAGTTGTCCTGGATATGCAGATGCATCATCAAATGGTTCAGCATCAAACGGTGCATTGTCAAACAAAACTTCAGGAACATCTGTAGACAATACCGGAACGATAAGATCAGAAAATCTAGTTAATGTTATAGCTTTTCCAACTCCCTCAACTAACCAAGTATCCGTTGCATATTTTTCAGGGCTGACCTTGCCCATAAACTCAACAACTAGTCCATTAGTAAACTCTATGCCGTTGCTGCTCTTGTATTGAGATTTACCTAGAACATCTTTAGTTACATCGATGTAGGTATTTTCAACTATTGACTGTATTACGAACTGACCCTGTCTATCAAGATTTACTACACTCTGATAAAACAATACATCAGGTGAATCATAGGGAACTGTAAATGTTAAAGTTCCGTTCTCTATCTTGTTATTTTTTATACCATCGTTGTAATCAAAGATTGAGTTATAGTCGTTGATACTGATAAGCTCCCAGTCTTGACTATCAACATTGATAGTGCTGCCGTCTGGTAACACATCAACTTTAGCTCTCCAAAGTTGATCATTGTAAAGAACTACTGATCCAGCCTTATATCCAAGATTTGGATTGTAGACCAATGAACCTAGATCAGGGTTGGTCCTGATCACAAATGCTTCACTAGGAGCATTGATCTTAAACTTATAGGTTTGACCTCTGTACAGTGTTATCTTAGGATTGTTTGTAACACCATCAGGACTGAAAACCCAAGATGATCCTAACCCTAGTTCTACCTTATAAGTGCTGGTTATTTTTGCCGACTGTCCGTAGATCTGCAACGGAGGCGGACCACTTGGTTGCCAATAGTATTCTCTAAAGTTAATAAACTTGTCCCAATCAATAGGGGGATTCCAACTATAGTGTTCTTGGCTAGTAGTTAGATAATCTCTATCAACTTCGTTTCCAAAGAACTTTATCTGATTCTTTACATCTAAATAATCATAAAAATTCTGTATGGTTTCATTTTCTCTAAAAATGACTCCTGGCTCGACTTGATATCTACTACGTAATGTATTGTCTGTATCAAGATATATGTCGCTACCACGATAAGTTTTTCCATATCTTCGACCGACATAACCGGCAGTTTTTTGTAAGACTCCTGGCTGTACCAAAGGATCGACCACGGCGGCCATGAACTTATTATTTGCCGGTGTTTGGAAAACATTCGGCAATAGATCTTTAGTCTTTCTTATTGGAAGTTGACTTTGTGGATAAATTTTATCTGCCATTACTTACTCACGCTGTTGTATTAACTATTGTTGATGGGTTTGCGCCGATTTCTGCGGCTGTGATAGCTGTTACTATTTCTATATCGTCAACCGTAGCACCGTTAACAAATATTTCATCCGGTGCTGCTTGTATCTCAAACAAACTACCAAATGATTGGTCTGCTTGCTTGGGTACGATAACCAAGTTGCTAATATCCGGAGCAGTGGCTGTCAAAATATAAGTTATCAACTCACTGAGATAAAAACGATCACCAAAGTCCCAGTTGTTAACACTAAAGAAATCATTTATAGCTGACACTACTCTTACTTTTATATCGTTATCGTTAACTGTCTTGTTTGAGTTCTTAACTATTTTAAAAACTGCCTGTAACTTTGAGTTTGCCTTGGCGCCAAACAATACCTTGTACTTTACCGGATGATATATAATCTCATCACTGATTGATTTGATTAAATCTAAGTTAACACCAAATGTGTCTCTTAGAGAATCATTGTTAGGTGGTGTTGGTTCTGTAGAAATATAACCTGCAAGATAGTTTCTGTATGATGTGTCATACGCTCTAGTCAATATGAATAAATCTATTATGTTACTAGAACTAGGATCTATCCTTCTTTCGCTGTTAGCATTATGAAGATATTGGAACTTGAGTCTATCACGACCGACCGCAGCCTTATAAGAACTTTCTAGAACAAATGTATTGGTTGTTTTATCAACACGCTTAACTACATCTTCTGCAGAATCATAAAAATAAACCAACTGACCGTTGTTATAGTTTGAAATAACTGCGGTAGTTTCTTTAGGCCAAATCATTATAAGCTCATCAGAGTTATCGATAATGTCATAGTATGTTGCACCTGATGCATCGGTGGTCTTCTTAAAAAACAAAAAGTTATGTAGACTATCAAGCCCTACTATCTTTTCAAATGCATCCGGATTGTCGATAACACCATTATTATCAGAATCTGCAAATGCTATTTTTATTTCTTTGGTGCTTTCGTACCCATCATCAAACTTAATCGTTTCGTCGATTTCAAAATCGATATCTTGTTTGATAGATGTCAACAGGTCACCGCCGGTGTTGATACCCAGTATCTTAACCTTATCTTTTATTACAGTACCTGTTTCACTATTATAGACTTTTTGCTGTCCATCAAAATAAAATCTATTTTGTTGCACACTGCCAAATATATAATGCATAACTCTAATGCGTATAAAATATTGATCCGCTTGTCTAACAAAAGCTATGTACCAAGATGCATCTAAACCTGCATTCGTTGTATCGCCTGCCTTACCTGAGTTATAAACATCTGATAGATTAAGGTTGCCAGCAGTAATAACTTTCCAAGATGCTGTATCAATGTCATATCTTAAACCAAAGTTAAAGTTTTGAGATATTTGATTTATCATTTCAAGTTCAAGAGCATCAGTTAGAGATGTACTAAATCTAGGAACAAATCTATCTGCTATGGCACCGCTAGGAATAGTTGTATTAAATGTAACCGGTCCGAGACCTGATGTAAGGACACCACGACCTGCATTAGTTCCATCGCCTACGATTGAAACTACTTCAGACCAAATATAAGATGTTTGCAAAGGATCCGATGTATTAGTTGTAACTAACTTTCCTTTCCTAAATGATTTACCTGCAGGTGCAACAAATCTTAATAGTGCTCCCGGGGCGGCGCTCTTTAGTACGCTGGTTGTATAAGTTCCAACTTTTAAAAGACTACCATCGATTCCGCTGACAAAGTAACCTGTGGTTTTATTACCTGTTGATGTGACCTGTTTCCATATATAGTTGCTATCTGTAAAAGTATAAGGTGTTCTATCAAACTTTGTGAGATAGAAGTTATAAACATCTGTACTAGCAAAAGTAGGTTCTATGGTATTTCGTATAAAGTTGATAATATCGATAGTACTGGCATATTTGAAAAGTATATTCTTTTCTGAAGTTTCTTTATAGATATAACCGTCGTCAGCAAAAACATTGACGCTGCTGTATTTTCCTGAAGCATCAATAACTTCAAAGTTTCTGCTAATACCGCTAGAAGTTCTGTTGATCGATTTGATCTTAAGAATATTTTGACTGGTTGCTAACGGAGCAAGATTATAATCTTCTCCAGTTATCATTCTATTCTGTGTATAGAATAGAGCAGGAGCATTTGCTCGTATGCTGTCTGTACTTTCTGACGATGCAGAAGAAGTGACAGTATACTGTAGGCCAAGATTTACAGTGATTGTATGTCTAACACCTTGCTTGTTGTAATAAGGAATAGCAATGCTGATTCCTTTCATCTCGTTTGGATAGATTGTATACGACAAACCATTACTGACTCTATAATAGAAACGGAAACTTCCTTGTGGTAGATTTCCATACACTCCATCTGAAAACTCTAGATCAACCTGATCATTTTCTTTAGTAACGACTGAGTAGATGTTACGTATATTTTTATCGATACTATTATAGATAATATTGTTGCCTAATAGATCTGAAACCTTAGTCCATTGATTTTGTTGTACTCCTGCCGAACTTAAAGAAAATAACCAAACATCATCATTATTGATGTTCTGTGCTCCAACGCTGATAGTTTCGTTAGTGGTAGGAATGTCAACAGTGAAATCTGCAAACTCGAGACTTCCCTGTTTAAACATTAAAAAGAATCCTGTATTAGGACTTGCTGGACCTTTACCGTCATTCTTATAAATGAATCCTAGTTGGTTAGCAGGAACTGGAGCTTCTTCATAGAATACTGTGCTATTTGAAAAACTTGTAGACACGATTTCAAAACTCATACCTCGACCACTAACTGTTTTAGAATAAGAATAGATAGGAACGTCTGCTGATGTGGTTTTAAAACGATATTGTTCAGTAGGAATACCTTGTATGGTGCTTGTTCCTTGGCTACGACCAAACTGTGTGTTATCAGCCATCGCAGCGTTTAATACAACAATAAACTGTTCTAACCAGTTGGTGTTGGTTGGATCATTCCATTGGATGATCTGATTAGCAAGATTCTTACCATTGCCGTCAAGCAAGGATTCAGTAGTACTGACTGAAGTAAACTTTAAAAGTCCTTGTGCAGGAACGTTTCTTTTAGCATTATAAGAAAGCATACGAGCTAGTCTTAAAACACTGTCTCTTCGTTCTGCTAGATCAATAAAGTTTTCACGACTGGCCAGATCAACCCTAAACGCTAGGCTCTGTCCCAAGAACGCAACAGCGTCAATGAGGGCCATGTATTCAGAACTTTCAATATAGTCATTGAAATCTTCTGGGTAGTTCTGCCTTAGATATGTGATGATAACCCTACGTAAGTTTTCAAAATCGTAGGATTTGAAATCAGCATTTTTAAATGTCTGATAAATCCTTTTCCAATCTTGATTTAAAATCAGGTTATTCTGTCTAGAAGTCGTGGTCATTGTGTTTTCCTATATGATATTTACCTTAGAAAATTAAGTGGTCACTTTATTATCGCGTTCCTTCGGTCAAAGTCAAAGGTCATCCTTTCATTGATATTGAAAGGAATATAAACAAGATCTGCTTCTATCCTTATTCCTTGATCTGTGCTGTCTACTGTTACTGCCGTGACAGAAATCCTAGGATCATAGTTGACGATATCCTCAACATCCTTGGCTATCAATCGTTTAACTTCTTGTGTAAAAGGTTCAAACAACAGATCCCAAATGATAGTTCCGAAATCAGGATTTTCTAATTTTTCTCCCTTACGAATATGGAAATGGTTGATTATATCTTGCTTGACTAAATCTATATCGTAGAGCTTATAGTTTCTAGCAGATTCCTGAGAGTTAAACCCTCTATAGGTAAAAGATCTAGATCCTTCGGATCCTACAGATGCCTTATTTGCTGCTACAACTTGATTGTTATAAAGTTTTTTAGTTGCTAATCCCATTAATCTGTCTCCCTATCCAACTTATCGGAATCTAGTAAAGTCGGAGCAAAATGCTCATGCAATGGCCAAGGTTCGTGTTGAGGAACTCGTTTTAGAATACTCTTGAACTCTCCTGCCTGATATTTTTTAGGATTCCACCCCACTTCAGTACTTACACTTATATTTGATCTTAGTGCTAATGGTGTAACAAACGCTGCTGTTTCTGCAGGGGCAGCTACAACACTGCTATTCATATAGATCTTTTCTGCGCTTTCAATATGATTACTGCCGCTGCCTATATTAGTAGATCCTCCAGCGGTAAATTTATTGTCTATATTTGTGTTAAGATTAAATGTTCCGTGAGTAGATATTTTATTATCTTTGCCTACAAGAAGATTGTAATCGTTACCAACTGTGATCTTAGCATCGTTTGCTACTAAAAAATTTAAATCAGTCGCAACTTCAACCTGCCAGCGGCCGCTTTCTGCTTTCATATTAATATTGCGACCAGCTTCCATGTTTATATCTCTAGCTGCTTTAAGATTAAAATCTGCCTCAGTGTGTATACTGACGCAGTCAGAAGCATAGATATCTATCTTTCCCATGGATGTCATTTCTATCCATGTAGTACCTTGACTGTTGGCAATGTAGATTAAATCTTCGCTGTTATGCATCAACAACTGATGACCTGTTCTAGTTCTAATCCTAAAATATTCATTGTAAGGAATGTCAGGTTGATAATCTTTGGTTGTCTTGGCTGTGGTAATATCTACATATTCAACAGGACCTTCATCGGCTGGTTTTTTTCTATGGTAACGATCATCTCCGTCATCCATGGTAATAGTAGTTCCACCAAGACGACTTACCGGAACTGGATTGGTTGTTTCATCTTGTATTCTACCAATCTTAGCCTTCTTGGCATTTTCTCTCCTATCTAACGGTCCTGGTGTACTGATTCCAAATACCGAACTCGGAGCTTCTCTTCTAGATGTTGAAGTCGTAACTCCTCTAACATCGTCTTCTAAAAGTCCTTGTTGTAAGAAGGCGTCAGCAATAGGGTGTACTGGTTTTTTTATCTTATCCGTATCGATCTGTGTTTCATCGCCTTCATTAGGATTACCGTTGAGACGTTTGTTAACTTCACCAACTGGCAAAGGCATCTTGGTATTATATTTCTTTTTATCTTCTTCTGTGAGTTCTACTTCAGTAGTACCACCTATAGACGGAACCATATTATTAGCAAAGCGTGGCGGTATGCATCCAAACCAATAACCTTGGCTAGGATCTCCATCAACAAAACAAACCATAACTGTTACACCAACATCTGGTGGAACAAACCACATTCCGTAAGATTTCTGTGTATCATTGAAATCTGCTTTGTTATTTCCCATGAACTCAAAGCCAGTATAACCAAAGAATGGACTACAATACCTTACAGTGTATGTTTGATTTTCGTCGGCTACTGTATTACCTTGCTGTCTTAAGAGCGTGACTTCTAGATCACCCATAAAACTAGGGTCAAGATGATCTACCACTCTAGCAAGATAAGGTCCTGCTCCGATGTCTTTTGACTGTTGTAAATCTTCTGTTGGTCTAGATAATGTTGCCATGTTTTTCCTTTATTATGCCACTTGTGTTTCGCCGTTTTCTGAAGGTTGATCCGCTACTTCACCTGCATCGCCAAGGTCTTTAGCTGGTTTGACTGGTTCTTTAGTTTCAATAGCAAACTTACTACCGCCTGGAGCAGGTGTGTTAGGTTTGCCGTAATCTGATGCTTGTCCAGGCATCCTTACGCACTTTAATTTTTGTTTGAAAACACCATCATTAAAAATATTTTCACACATTATTACTCGATAGATTCCACCAAACGGACTGCTCGCAGTTTTGCCATTAGGAAAGTTATATAATCCATTACCATCTATCAGTCCTTCGTTAATATCAATAGGAGATCTAAAACCTATATGTATGTAAACATCATTTCCTTCATAGTGAGCCGTACCGTCTTTAGTAATCTGACTCACTCCGCCACCGCCAACCGGCTGAGCAAAATAATTCCCCATTCCGCTGTCAATCATCCAATAAGGGTCGCCTAGAGTTTCTAGATCTATAGTGACCATGTCTGCGCTGCTGCCTTTAACGAATGCGCTATGGAAAGCTTCTGCAACTTCTTTTTCAGTCGAAGTTCCTGAAGAACCGCCTTTAAACTTACTGATCAAATCTGGATCTCTAAATGGTCTAGCTCTACCCGTATTAGCTGTCAACCCGGCTTTGTCTGCATCACCCGATCCAGTTTCTGTTTTCTTAGGAAGATTTTCAGCTGTTCCTTGCCCGTCTGGCGATGCCTGTTTGCCTGCTTTAGCTTCGGCACTAGGGTTCACACCTGCATAGAACAGATTGTTAATATTAATATCAAACTTGAGAATGTCTACGTTCTTGCCAGTGTAGATATAGTTGTAGGACTTGCATATTTTTGTAGCTAAGTCTCCGTATCCTTCGGGACTAGCTGTTGCTGCACTGAAAACGCTTTCGTGAACTAAAAAAGGAACTACTCTAAAAATTATCTTTCTAGCATAGTCACCTGTTAATGAATCAAACTTGTCTTGTTGAAACATTATTTGTATATCAAGTTTAAACCATTTGATAAAACCGTTAGTGACATTTTCTTTTTTAAGAGCATTCATGCCATAGTCAGAGCTAACAATGACTTGATTGATAATAGATGTCAGCGATTGTGATTGAGAAAACTGGAAGGTCCTGCTCTTAGGATCTATCGCCATTTTATCTCGTTTCACTATACCAGTTTTTTCATCTCTCACATCACCATTGCGCTTTGGTACAAATGTTCCCCCAGAACTCTGAGAAAACCCAAAACTTGATTTTCCTATAGGATTGTTTCCATAGTTTCCTGCACCACCTAGGTTAGGAGCAAGGTTAGTTCCTAAGATAGTTTTTTTCTCAGCAGCATTAGGATTTACTGTGGCTTTCTTTTCTTCTAGGGGCGGATTCCCTGTAAACATCTCATAAGTGTTATCAGGAAACTGTATTTCATACACGTCCGGAAATAAAATCTTCTTTTCTTCTACTAGACGTTTTTCATTTTCATTGATAGTTCTACATAGACTCTTTTCACCGGTCACTAAAAGATCACCAACTGTTCCTGGTTCAAAGCCGCCTTCGGCTGTACCTTTACCTGTAGTTCCAGATATCGATATGTCTGTGTAGGTAATGTTTGTAGCATCAGCAAACCCTTGATGGTTCCATGGGATTCCTTCTACTTTATATGTGCTGCCGCCTTCATTGACGCTAAACTTACAACTAACTAGTTTTAGTGTAAAGAATTTAGGTTTTACAGCGGTATAGATATTTCCAACATCATCATAACCTTGGATGTCTAATCTTAAAACAAATGGAGCATTTTGTAGATAGTTTACATAGCCTGCGTTGACTGCTGCTACCTGCATACTTTGTAACAGTAATCCCATACTGTAAGGTTCATAAATGTCAAAACTAAACTTAATAGCATTGCTGTTCCCTGTCTGCGTATTTGCAGAAATAACAGCATTCATAGAAAAGTTGTTGACAAAAAATTCAGGCGATCCGTATGCGGTTTTTACTCTGTTTGAATCAAATCTTCCTGCAGACGAAAATACAACATATTTTAAATCGTTGGGACTATTTCTGTAAGATGCAGGATTATTAAACTGTGCAGGGGTTAGACAAGCCAGTGTCCAAAGAGGAGCATATGATGCATATTTTTCCAAAGGGTTAGGTATAACATTTGTTAACTGAGCTTCTATATTTGCACTAGTCTTTGTGGTATCTTGTAGTAAACTGCTGGCTCCTCCTACTATAGAATCTATAGCTCTAGCAGGATTTAAAAATGTCGAACGTAGAGCCGAGCCTGCGTTGAGTGCATTTCCAACAACATTCTGTACTATGTTAGTACCGTCGGGCTTACGAATAGCATCTGTAATAGAATCAAACCAGGCCATATTAAACTCCTAGAAACTTTTGTAGATTACTTTTCTTAGGAATATAAATGGTCACTCCTGGTTCAAAGTCATAGATAGGATCTCTAATAACATTCATATTCCTTTGAACAAACACCCACCATAGTTTAGATGTTCCATAAAGATCATAGGCAAGAAGATCTGGCCTATGCTTATATTGATTTTCTATAGTATATTTGAAATCATCTGGTTCTGCAGGAACTGGACGAATAGTTAACAACTCCATGTACAGGTTGTTAATATTTGTACTAGCCCACGGAGATGTTTCAGGATATAGTTCTGACATATTAAATGAATCCTACCGTAGAGTTACCAGCACGACGACCTCTTGAATAATCTTCAAGACTGAACTGACGCAATCTCGATCTGTTGTAGATTGGTGATACTGTTACACTTATAGTGCTTAATACAGGAACCCACGTTCTTGTTCCAAAGCTATCACAAAGTATGTAGTTAACGTCATCTTTTAAATCAACAGTAAATGATTTTATAATAACCGGAACGTTGTCAAACACACTAGCACCGTAGCCTGTTAGATTACAAATGATCGGTGGGTTCCCTGCGTTTTCGCCAGTACCAAAAAACATCTTTGTAGCTGTCTTAAAAAATGTAGTTGCCGCTATCCAATATGCGCCATCTGTTGCTGTTTCGCAGGTAAAGTCGCCTGAAATCTGTATATCTTCTATTGTACTATTCTTATAAGAATAAAACTTATAGTTGCTGTGTACGGGATCGATTTCTGTGTAGTTTGATTTAGTAGTAATGTTTATAGATGGGTTGTAAGGCCAGACAACACCACCTGTATTTTCTAAAAGACCAAACATTGGCGATTTAAACATACTCCATTGTGCGTTTATCCTAACACGCCAATCATCAGGTGCTCCTGGATTCAACTTAATAGCTGTTCCTTGTTTTGCAAAAAGCTCTCCACCAGCAGGAAGATTGATGCCTCTTCCTAGACTAAGTAAGTTATTAAGCATACCTGCTGCAGAACTAATAGTACCCGCCAATCCCATTAAACCACCTGCTAGATTTCCACCTGTGAGCTTTCCTATCGCTCCTGAAATGTCAGCAGTAATATTACTTGTGTTTGCTGCAACAGACTGTAAAGAGTTAACGGC